TAGCTAATCTTTTCGATGTTCAAGGTAACCTCCGTCCTTTGGATGAGAGGCAGATAATTGATCAACGCTTCTACATGATTACACCAAGCCTTCTCTCAGAGATTGCAGGTGCCGATAACCTTTATTACGCGATAAATAAGTATAGCATGGACGATATCGTTTCGGCTAGGCTGATTGACTGGGACCGATTCGGAATGTTGATCAACCCTAGGCTTTCGGATAGAGGCTTGCTGCCGAGTCCAATAAACCTGGCAACAGTATACGAGGACTTTTTAACAAATTCATTGAACAGATAATATGGCAGGATTTTTAGACACATTAAAAGGAAGAACCGGAGGAGCACTAGCCGGATTAAGCAAGTTTGGTACTCGACACGAGGATCTTCTCTTAAAAAACTCACAAGCAATCGGATTCATTGAAGGTCAGTTGCAGTCGAGAAGCTCTAGATTAAGTTCAAACGATGAGTTGATGAAGTTCTCAATGGCAATCGCAGATACTACTTCACAACTAAGAACAAAGGCAATTGCCTTTTTCCAGTTAGACTATGTAGTTAAAAGGGAACGACTAAGAGACGTTGCATCGAACGGTGAGATCGAATTCATTTTAGAAACCATTGTCGATGACATGGTAGTTTATGATGAAGAAGCAAGATTCGCTTATGCAAAGGACATGACAGGTAAACTTCTCTATAGAGGAAACACAAAAGAAGACCGTTTGCATTATCAGTCAGCTGTAATTAATAAGTATAATGATAACTTTGAAAAGATATACACGGCTTGGGGATTTGGAGAAGGCATCGCCGCATGGCAATATGCATTCCAGTTCTTAGTAGAAGGACACCTTTCTTTTGAGATTCTATATGATAACTTAGAAAAACCAAAAGAGATAATTGGTTTTAAAGAAATCGATCCAGCAAGCATTGCACCCCAATTACAAAAGGACCCAAAAGGTAAGCTCTTCTTACAATGGGTACAATACGATCAGTCTAGTGGTTCTACTCGAATCCTAAATGACTCACAAATCATTTACATATCTTACGCCAATCACTTTAGGACAAAACGAGTAAGTTTCGTAGAGCGATTGATTAGATCCTTTAACTTATTAAGAATCATTGAACATAGTAAAGTAATTTGGCACGTTATGAACGCACCAATTCGTCTTACTACATCAGTTCCAATTGGAAGTAAGAGCTTTCAAAAGGGACAAGAAGACGTTCGTGAATTCCTAAACATGTTTAAAGAAGACATTAGTTTTAATGGAGACACTGGAGAGTTGAATGTCGACGGTAAACCGAACATCTTGTTCTATAAGAATTATGTGATGCCAGTCAACGACCAGCAGCAACAGATCAAGATAGAAGCATTACAGACTCCAGGTCCAAACCTTTCTGGCTCTGAACTCCTTAACTATTTCTATAAGAAACTGAAGATGGACTCCAAGATTCCTTATTCACGTTGGGAAGGACAGAGCGGTATGGGTGCATTTACACTTAATGCTGAAGGTATCACTAGAGAAGAGGTAAGATATCAGAAGTTCATCAGACGTTTGAGATCAGCATTCTCTGAGCTTCTAGTAAAACCTTGGTATTTACAAATGTGTTTAGACTTTCCTGAGCTTGGAGATGATTACAAGTTCAACAATGCAATCGGGATCAATTACAACAACGATAACATCTTCGAAGAAGCTAAGCAAAACGATATTGAAGCAAAACGTATAGCTTCATTCCAAGCCAAAAAAGGAGTAATGAAAGACGACGGTACGCCATTCTTCTCTACAGAATACTTAGTTAGAAAAGAACTTAAACTTACTGAGAGTGAGATTGAATCTAACCAACAATGGTTCGATCAAAAAATAGAGATTGAAGCAGAAGCAGCGGCAGCACCGCCTGCAGCACCAGGAGCACCACCAGCAGCACCTGGAGGAGCACCGGCAGCCCCAGCAGCGGCAGCTCCGGAAGGAGGAGGCGGCGAGACTAAAGAAGGAGGAGAGGTTAGTGGAGCAGGCCAACTTTAACAGTTAGCAGCATTATTGTATTATAGTCTAAAACTATATTTATGAAAACACCGCAAGAAATGGCTCAAGAGCTAATTTTGATTCCTCAAGCAGTTTACGACATTCACTTAGAACTAATTGAAGTAAACGATTTAGTAGAGGCAAATGAAAAAGCCATCGTTGAGCTTGAGATCGAGATCAAGTCACAAGTCTTAAATGCAATAGACGACTCAGGTAAAAAAATGTATACTAATGATGAGGCCAGAAAAATGGCATTCGTTAGTGATTGCAATGAAAGCTCAGAGCATCGTGAATTGATCGCAAAGCGTTCTGAATTTTCTAAACAGATGCAATTAAAGAGAATTGAGGTTGAGATGCTTAGTAACAAGCAACGAAACTTACGCGTGTTGATCGAGTCTTTTGCTGGAATAGAGATATTCTAATCGTAAAAGGCAGCAATCTTTTCTTTTATTTCAGGGATGTCTATCAAAAGAACGAGGATGTCCCTGTTTGAAACAGTATCAGGATAAACAGAAGGTTCGATAGTAATTCTTCTTTTTCTAGTCTCAGTAACGTAGTTATAGATTTGGTCTTGTGCTGCTCTACTTAAGCTCGTCGGATCAACATCAAACTCAAAGAGATAATTGTCTAAGTTTAGACCGAAGTTAGGCTCTCCTAATACTTCTCCTTTTCTAGTAAAGATAGTCATCATTATCTGTTGGATCGTTGCCTCTAAGTCATCGGTCACCTCAACCTTATCTGCTCTAAACTTAGGATCGTTTTGATCCCTAAAATATATGTCTCTAAGTTGTGCCATATTAATAGTTTATTGTCGGTGTAAGAACATCCAGTCTGCTGTGTTCTCACCTTTCATCATTGTAAGAACGGATTCCATTTCTTTTTCGGCAGTAGTCACTATGTTTTGATAGTTCACAGTTATTCCACCTGGTAACTGATAGTTAAAGGTTTGAAGCATGTGAGAAAGTCTTACCTTAGCATGAGCACGAACGTATCTTTGAAACATCTCATCCTCATATAACTTATCCTTATCTAACTTCTTAAATACTCTTACTACTGCTGCTGATGATGGAGTTCTTCCTAAAACTCCCAATAGCTTTGTGTTCTTGTTATAATCATATGCAATAGTATCAATCAACAAAGCCTTAGTAAGATCTAAGAAAGAAAACATCACTGTTCTATACATGATGCTTTCCCCAATGAAAGGAGTTAAAAATATCTCAGAACCTATAAACTTTTGGTCTGCGAAGTCACGGTCAATCGTTCCAAAGATCGAACCACCCTTAGCCTCTTTAAAGTCTACGACGAACTGAACACAGTCGGGTAATATTATCTGTCTCTTCTTCTTAAATTGTGGAGTCTTAAATAACTCTTGTGGAAGCAACAGGTACTGTGACTCAACGGCGTGTTTCCAGTTGTCATAAAAATAACGACTATCGTTTTCAAGAATCCTCTTTAGTTCCTTTTCCGGTAAGGAATAAGGAAGAGATCCTGAAAAGGTAATCTCATCGTTTATATCTGCTATTAGTTCCTGTTCTGTCATCTCATCTTTATTGGTTTGAACCTGGACCAGTTCCAGCTCGTTTATCACTAAATCTAACACTCGATTTGTCGAGGTCAACATTAAAGTCCTTATCTCCATTAGATCTACCCAATGCTCTAAGGTTCTTTTTACCTATTACCTCGTCCTGTTTTCCTGCCCTAGCCATCGAACTTTGTAGAACGTCTCCGATTGCTCTCTCTTTAATCTTCTTCTTCCAATCGCTGTGGAATATCATATTCATAGATCGAGTTATGTCAACCTCCTGAATCGTACCTGAGTACCTACTGGGATTTCTAGCTGCCTTTTCATTGGCTAACTCTTGAGCTATTGCAATGATCTGAGTATAAAGTCCAGATAATGCGCTTTGTACCATACCCTTAAAATTAGTAGGGTAGACCACTTCTTTAGTCGATTCATTAACGAAATCATTATATGTCTTTATTTTTCTGTTATTCATCTTAGGTTGTAGGTGCCGGTGGGGTTTGAGCAATGGCTGCAGCTTGTTCAGCTGACTTTGCTTGTTGAGTTGCTGCGTTTTTAACAGCAGTATCAGCGAGCACCTTTTTACGAGCCTCAATGTCTCTTTCCCATTGGTTTATTTGGTTCTTATATTGTTGAATCTTTGTTGAAAGGTCGATTAACGCAGCGTCAGTCAACATAACATCAGCATCTTCGCTAACCATTCTTTCTTTGGTATTAATGAATCCAGTAAAGCTTTGAATGTATCCCATCAATCTTTCTTTTTGTTATTTATTCTTTTTCTTTTTAGACTCCAAGAATTCTTGATAAGTCATTATAGGTCTCTTTTTATTTTCTTTAGGATTGGACCCAAACACGCTAGTCATTCGACTGCCTGTTAAGAAAGGAGAATTGTTCCAGTGTGAAGGCACCATTGTGCTTGTACCTGCTCTATTCGCAAGTTGATTAAATCCCTTATCGTCTGGCGATGGAATGAGGTGATCTAAGTCGGTGCCCATAGTGTCGGCACCATACCACTCATTAGCCTTCTTCATTAGCGAATGTGTTTTATATTTCAGCTGTTTGTTGCTGCGGGAAATTAAGGTCTGATGCAGGTTGATCTAAAGAAAAATCAGGCTGCTGTTCGTCACTTTGTCCTTCTGCTGGTGGAAAGTCTAAGTTAGCTTCTTTGTCTAAATCAAATTCTTCTCCTCCATTGACTTCGTTTGCCAAAGCCTCTGAGTTAGACTCAATAAAGGAAGTAAGTCCCATACATACTAATGGATTTATCTTATCGCATCTTTCGATGAATTGAGCAACTGTCAAATTCATTGGGTCAAAATTAGGTAGTGCTTTTTGTTGTGACTGATACATTGGTTCTACTGGTTCTTGTGTTTCAGTAGGATCAATCGGCTCTTCTTGTCCCATTTGATCCATAGGTTGGATTGGCGCAGGCGGATTCATTTGCATCGGCATTTGTGCTTGCATTTCTTGGTCAACTTCAGTTGGATCAAAGTCCTCGTATAGTTTTCTGATAGACATAAAATTCTTCATGAGATCAAACTTATTTTTTCTTTAGTTTATTTATCCTAAAACTTTTCTCAATTTTCTAAATATAATATAAGAAGACTATGTATATGAAAGGAGATAACACTGAAGCAATAAAGGAAGAACTTAAGGCTTCCATTATAAAGAAGGTCGATGCTATTAAAGAGAGGATACTTTTAAGTAGAGGTGCACAACAACCAGACTATTTACAGATATTGTTAATGATTGATGATGAACTGGATGATGTCTTACTTAATTGGGAATCAGAATCTCTGAGTGCTATTTCTTTTGAAGACGACGATGAAGACTATTAGAGTCTAATCCGCAGGCTTTCATGAATGAAGAACGATTTACTTTAACTCCTTCTTGCTTGAATTTACCTAACATGTCGATCGCGATTGACTTTCTGTTATCTATGTCTTTTACTTTATTGATTATCTCAATAACTCCCTCAATCATCTCGTAGTTATCATTTTCACTAGGATTGGAACCATAGATGCTCCAACCGTTTGGTCCTTGATTGATGCTTGCAAGATCTAAAAATTCTCTAAAGTTTTCTACTATTCGTTTCATCGAGTTAAGTGATTCATTAACACTCCGCCTAGTGCACTTGCATCGATCTCTAAATCAATTACGTTTTGATCAGTAAGCTTTGTTCTCTTATTAGCATAGTCTACTGAAAGGATTCCTATAAACTTTCCATCAATGCTTCTAATCGCAAAAAGGTATTGGGACTTGGTTCCATTGTCTTCTGCAAAATACTTTAATCCATAAGTCGCAGTAGTATCATCCTTAAAGTCAGGGATGCATATTAGTTCATCTTTTAATAGATGATTTATCGATTTGCTAAAGAGGTTAACTGGGATGTTCTGTAGGTTTGATTGTATCGAAGACGTACCTACTTCAACCGTCTCATAGAAGACACTGAATTTTGCGATAGATTTACCAGTTGGATAAAAGTGTCCTCCGTTATGAAACTGTGCAACCCATACTCGATCTGCACGATATTCTTCCTTGATTTCATCAATCTTATTTACAACGGCTCCGCTTACCTCACAGGCATCAGCAATCATGTCCTTCTTCTTTGATTTCTTATCAATGATATACTTTATCACCATGATTAAGACTGGACCTAATACACCGGTTATAAATGCGACGATTATCGCTGAAAAATCTTTCATAACATTATCATTTTACATGTTACATCCACATTGCATACCATAAGAGTAATCTTCTCCACAGCTAGGACAAGATTCTTCTTTTTCTGGATAGTATCCCATTGTTTCAGTCTTTTTCGTCTTTTCTCCCTTACCCTCAATCTTATTTATTCTATCGTCAAGATCATCAATCATCGATTTTATCGATTCTAGTGTATCTTCATTCTTTTCTTCCTTTCCGTTCTTATCGTTACTTCCAGTTTCATCGTCAATAGTCTCTTCTGGATTTTCACCATAATCTCCACCATAATAGTCCATTGGTTCTGAGCTAGTTCCTTCGAAACCTGAGTTTGGTGGATTCTCTCCACTCATTCCACGTTCATCCCAATTCTTATCACTCCAATCAAGATCAGAGTTCTCATTAGTCTTTTGTGACATCATGAATTGTGAGAAACTATAAACTTTCATCTGATTATCTTCTTGAACGGGATTCGTTTATGTACCCTGAAAATGATCTAACGAATCTTCTAGACTCATTTGATTCTTC